ATGATGTTGTCAATGGTGTATCTTTCTTGAACATAGGGAAAACAAGTGCTCCACCATAAACAAGAGAGGTCAAGGTACTTTCTGTCAGTACATTCTTAAAATTATGTACTTCCATTCTTTCCTTAACCAAATCCAACTGTTTCTGTGTCAAATGAGTGTTCTCAAGGTTACAGCCATTGAGCAGGATAGATTTTGATTTCTTGTTTATGATTGTTTCAAAAATACCCTTCTGTGAGTACAGTGAGTTTGCTTCGTATGGAGAGATATAAATGTTAGGCATTGAGATATTGGACATTGAAGGGTCTGCATGGTTAGAAATATTCCATCTTCCGTTAAAAATAGAGTCACGGATAGCCATTGGAGAAGTAGACTTTTCCCTTATCTCTTTTGCAGTAAGTTCCCTTCCTGACTGCAAACAGTCCATAATGATACCTACATTCTGATTTGCTCTGTCTGTTACGGTTTTAAGTGTGTCTACCTGTGGTATTCCACACTTTTTAGCAAAGGATATAGTGTCTTCCTTGATAGATTTTTCCACCAAAGCCTGTGCATCTTCCAATACAGACAGTTTCATACCACGGAAATTGTGTGAATCTTTTACGACAACCTTACCTTTTTCAAGGTGGTTTATGCTTGTACCACCTGTATTGAGAAGTTTTCTGAGTTCCTTATAGTTAAGCATTGTACTTGTTTCTCCATTTACGAATAAACTTCAAGTTCAGTTTATTCGTTAAAATCATTTTTGTCTACATTTTTTGCCTTTTTAAGGGGAATTGCCCTTAATTTATCGGCAGAAATGAGTGAATCTTCAGGTTCAAGTTCAGTAGAATCTGCTCCTCTTGCCCTTCTTTTAGAGTACATATAACGCAAAGTAACATCGTAAAGTTGCTTCAAATCCCTGTTCCAACTCAAAAGATAGTGTACTGCATATCCTAAACAGTCTGACTTATGGTCAGGGGCAGTTTCCCCACCTTTCATTGGCATACCTGTTTTAGGGTCACGCTGATGTGTCAGTAAAGATGTTTCCAAATCTTTGCAGATAGGACAGATAAAAAGGTGTTCTGCATGGAACAGTTTGTTACAGGCAAATACACGGTCATTTACCAACGGGTTACATGAACGATAAGCAATAGTAATGTTAAATGCCCTCAATTCCTTTTTGAACTCCACGAAATGCTCTTTATAAGTCATATCAGGAATCCATACAATCTTCTGTGTAGGAAAGTCATATCTGAAAACTTCAGGTGCTCTTCGTATATCAGGAAGTTTGTAATCTTTAATTGCAACAATAGCAGATGCTCCGTTGTTAAACTTCTTTACGACAAAAGCAACTGCATGATTACCAAAAGAGTTAAAGTCCTGACCAATGTATACTACATCATCTTCTTCAAGAGAATCATAAAGGTCTACATCAAGTTTGTTTACAGCAGGGTTATAATCAGGGAATACCAATCCTGAATCAATAGAAACAAACTTTCCTTCCAAAAGACAGTCTATTTCTTTCTGATTGTAGATTGCATACATATTCTCTACATAGTCTTTAGGTAAGTATATATTATCCCTAGTCCTTGCCCTCATAAGTACATAGCCGATACCACTTTTCTGAAAGTGCATGACAGTCTGATATGTACCTTTCAATCCCTGACTTGATGTTGTATAGCACATAAAAGGTGTTCTGAACCCTACGACAATCTGTCTGTTACGGTCGTTGATTGATTTAACAACTGCCATAGCCGTCTGTGTGTCCAACTCGTCCAACTCGTCAACAAAACTTGCTGTTACAGAAAAACCGTAAATGTTAGATTCATCTTCATCGGGAATTAAAAGAAGTTCAACATTTCCTATGGTGATAATGTTATGAGCCTTATCATAAGTATACTCTGAGTTTGTGTCCTTTAAGTCCTGCTCCAAAAGTCCTGTCAAGGTTTTCTTCATGAAGGTAAGGTTTTTAGAAGCAATCAAAATCTTCGGAGCATGACCTTCCTTGTCCTTTTTACCTAAGAGTTTCTTTACTGTATTTAAGATTGCATAAACTAATGCAGAAGTCTTGCCTGATGCGTAACCTGCAACAAGGAAGAAGAAACGAATAGCAGGAAAGACATAAGGTGCTTGTACTAACTGTCCTTGATGTGGCAGTAACTTTACTAATGTCATTTACTATTTCTCCATGTCCTTCAGTCTTTTCTTTGTTTCTGCTTTAAGCCTTGCTTCAAAACTGTCTGTATCTTCTGATACACCAAAGTCTGCTGAAAGTTCTGTTACATTAGAGCCTTCATTAACTTCTATGGTTTCAAGTGCTTGGAAGTCTTCTTTTGTCATAGCGGTAAATGTAACATTAAGGGCATTAGATTCGTCTTTATTAACATTAAGTTCATCGAACAAAATCTTATTCTTTAATTCTGACGCTTTAAGTACATTACCTGTTTGGTCTGTATCTTTTCCACCAACAAATGCTCCTGCGATTGCTTTGTCCAATATCTTTATGTTCTCTATGAACTGATTTGCCCTTATGGCTTTTGTCTTAGATAAATACACTTCATCGTCCAACAGCCTTATGCGTATCTCTTTTGGTACTTCACAGGCATCAAAAACAATTTGGTCTTTTGGAATGAGTCTGAACTTATCTATACATTGTGTGCGTAATGCTTCGTATTCCTTTTGTTCCATAGTTTTCCTTCTACATTAAGAATTACACACTTGCTTAAACTTGTCAACAACTATAATATTAGAGCAGGTGCTAATGCTATTAAAGCACTCTTTTCCTTCTATTGGGGGTCGGTATCTAATACTGACCCCCTTCTTTTTTCTAGGGTATGGGGTTTTATAGAAAAAGGGGTATGGGGGGTGGTGGGGGTCTTTTTAAGACGAATATATGTAAAGTGGGTAAAGCATATTATGTATAATATAGAAATGGAAAAGTTCGATTTTGTGTATGAAATTGGGTATGGCCCTCACCTTATGCCCGTATAGTAAAATTTTCCACAGATGTATAGTGTATAAAAAAGTATACACTGTTAGCCTGTGCTAACTCCCGTTGCTTTATGCTTACGCTTGTTGCCTTGTGCTAACACTTGTTGCCTTGTGCTAACTATTGTTTCTGCGGCTGAAATATTTGTTACTTATTGCTAACGAGTGCCTTACACTTGTTAGCCTATGCTAACAATGATTTTAATTTTGTGTTTAACACTTAATTATTCTATGTTGACAATAATATAAAAATTGTGCTATACTTAATTATCGGGCAAGGCGTTGCCTTGCATATCAATTTTATTTTTTGGAGGTGTCCCCTATGGATACTAAACTTTTCAATTCATTCTATAAGGAATGTAAAAAAATCGGTTCATCAGAGTTAAAACTCTCTGATTGTCGCTTAGTCGCAATTATTGACGGCTTAAAAGATGGTTCTTTAATTCCTCTTGCATCCGCAAACTATGCTGATGGCGACTCGCTCAAAAGTGCGAGCGTTTCACTTGATGCCCTTAAGCGTCTTGCCTTCAGTCTTTACGATGAGTTTAACATCGTAATTGAACCTATCGCTAAAACAGACAAGGATGGCAAAAAATACATCGCTTACAAAAAGACCAAAAAGTCGGACGCTATCACCTTCGAGACAGATGCCTTCACGGCTAAAACACTTAAAGGCGATACTAGACGCCCATCGTCTGCAAGTTCTGCACCGTCTGCAAGTTCTGCACCGTCTGCAAGTTCTGCACCGTCTGCAAGTTCTGCACCGTCTGCAAGTGATGAAGCAAAGAAGGATGCGGATTTTATTGACGATAAAATCAAAGCAATTCTTAAGGACATCGAGACAATCATCCCATCTTATGCCAAGATTGAAGCCTTGATGCTAACCAAGTTTATGGACAAGGTGAAGGAAAGCCTTGAAAAGAATTTGAAGTAAATTCAAATTATCACCAAAGCAAAGCACACTAGATTTTTTCTAGTGTGCTTTTTTATTGCCCTCTTGTTAGCATATGCTAACACTTGTTTCTTATTGCTAACTGTTGTTTCTGCTGCTGGACTATTTGTTACCATATGCTAACAGTCGCTGTCATTTACTAACATCTAATGTCATTTGCTAACAGTCAGGTTCTGGCCATGTCCTGCTGTTCAGGAAGTGTGATTTTGTGTTAAACATAAAAACAGTGAAGGCGATAGAAAATTGTAAAAAACAGAAGTAAAATGAGAAAATAACGGGTTTTTAATCAAAAAGGTTACCAAAAGAGTTACCCTTTTTTTATTTTTAATTTTTGAAAAAAATTTTGGGAAAAATAATTTATTCTATACTATACATAATATTAAAATAAAAATAAAAAATTTACCCCTCTCTCCCCCTTCCAAAAATAAAAATCGTTGCCCCGAACCGCCAAAAATTAAAAATAAAAATTAGGTAACGCTTTTGGTAACCTTTTAGCCAAAAATAGCCATTTTTACCCATTTTTTCACCAAAAATTAACTTTTGGTAACCTTTTGGTAACCTTTTATTTTTCAAATAAAACAAGATTTTTTATTTTATTTTTAGGTAAATTAACTCAAAGACAATTTAGTATGGGTAAATTAAATCAAAGACAATTTAGTATGGGTAAATTAACTCAAAGACAATTTAATGTGGGTAAATTAACTCAAAGACAATTTAGTGTAGGTAAATTAACTCAAAGACGCTCTGTGTAGTGTTTAACACACCTGTGCAATATTGACTTTTTATTGTATATATGATATAATATATACATAAGGTTGAGGGAGAGAGAAAAACCTAAAGACCTTAAATTAAGTTTTTTGTTTGTGTGTAACACACAGACGGGGAGTAGAAAAATGGATGACACAAAAGTCTCTACAAAGCAGAGAGAGTTGAAGGCACTGAAAAACAGTTATGAGAGCATTATACGAAATATGCAGAATCTTAGCAACGAACTGTTGGACTGCTATCCTTACTTTGAATCTAAAGAAGAGTTAAACACTCTTATCAAATTGCTACAGGATTTCAAAAACAAGGCAGTTACAGAAAGCAACAACATTTTGGCTAAAATGCTGAAATAGTTAAAAACCTCCCTCGTATGAGGGAGTAAAAATATTTGTATCTGTGTATTACACAGATAAGGAGTAAAGTATGGAAAATACTAACAAACTTCAGGACACTATTGAACTTGCTTTCAATGGTTTTACTTTCAAGGGTCTTATCATTTATGACAAAGACGCAGACACTTTTGACTTTGATGGAATCGAGGTCAAGGACGCATTTGGTAGTAAATATCGTGTCGGCTTACTTCTTGATAAAAATGTTAAAGCAGAAAGAATATTGATTGACTGCTCTATTGGAAATGCAATCATCTATGAGTTCAAGTTCAAAAATGGACTTGATGATGACCTTGTTCGTTGTGATGTGCCTTGTTGTGCTTTCCCTTCTAACCAAGTAGTTACTGTGGTAGACGGAAGGAAAGCACACAAGGATGCTACATTCTATTTTGAGCCTGAAGGTCAATACTACTTACGAAGTCAGGGTCAACTCACACGCTACAGAGATGATGATGGACACATCCATGAAAGTTATGCCCCGAACGCTTGGTTAGAAGGAAGGCAGTATTGTGACCGTTGCCACTGTTTTGTTTCTCATGAGCAGTATGTTACAGAGCGTGACAGGTGCACATATTGTGCAAGCATTGTAATTGAAGGTTACAGTGAAAGCCACGGACATAAGCCTGTTTACTTTGGTAAATACAAGGACACTTTTGCAGGATTTGGCTTTGAACTTGAAGTCGATTCTGAAGACAGCGACATGGAAAGTGAGTGTGAAAGCACTGCAAGGGGATTGTGCGAAGCAAGTGGACTTGAGAAAAATGAAATGCGTTTTGCACACGATGGCTCTTTGAGGTACGGTTTTGAGATTATCTCTCAACCTCACACTGTGGAAGACTTTTGGTCGAAGACTTCAAAGTGGGAGAAGATGCTCAAGTATCTTTTACGCAAAGGCTTCCGTTCACACGACCCAAACACTTGTGGCTTACACATTCATGTAAGTCGTGCTCTCTTGGGTAAAACAGAAGCAGAACAGGACAGAGCAATCGCAAAGATTTATGCCTTCTTTGACGATAATTGGAAGGACATTGTCCGTGTATCACGCAGAACCTGTTTTGATTACTGCGATAAGAACAACCTCGATTACTATGACTACGACATGGTAAGGCACGGGTTAAAGACGAAGTACGATGTTTGGAAGAAGAAGGCAAAGGGTTGTGGTAACCACTATGTCGCTTTGAACAATCGTAACAAGGACACCTTTGAATTCCGCTTGGGTCGAGGTACTCTTAACGCTTGGTCATTCTTCTCTTGGATAGACTTCATTCTGACCATTTCAAAGAACGCAAAGCGTATCACTGTGGACAAGGTTACTTCAAACGACCTTACAACTTGGCTTGCAGGTATCACGGAAAGCACCGCACGCTATATCTTTAAGCGTGGAGCATTTCAGGCTACGATGCTTACATTGTATCCGAGCATTGAATGGAGCAGAGATACTTCTGATACTTCAGATGCAAACGAATAGTCCACTAAGGACATCGGCAGAGAGAAAAATTATTATTTGTGTTTAACACAAACAAGGAGAACAAATATTATGTGTATTATTATGGTTAAAGAACAGAATGTGCTCTTCCCTGAAGAGAAAATCTTGGAAAATTGTTGGGATAACAACCCTGATATGGGTGGTTTCATGTACGCTTGGAATGGACAGGTTCATATCCGCAAAGGGTTTTTGACCTTCGATGATTTCAAAAGGGCATTGAACAAGGCAAGGGAAAAGACAGGAGATAAAGTTCCTTATGTATTGCACTTCCGTATTTCGACACAGGGGTACAACAGGGAATGTTGTCAGCCGTTTCCGCTTTCTTCAAAAATGCACAATCTGAAGAAACTGAAGTGTGCTTCAAACATCGGTGTGGCACACAATGGTATTCTTTCTCTGACATCGAATGGAGCAAAGGAATACTCGGACACAATGCTCTTTATCACGGACTACCTGACGAATATCGTGAGGGGGTTTGATTGGTACGAGGATAAGCGGACGAAGACGCTGATTGAAAATCTGATTTCAGGTTCACGCTTTGCAATCATGGACAAAAATGGACACATCGAGATGTGTGGTAAAGGTTGGGTCAAGGACACGACAAGTGGCTGTCACTTCTCGAACTCGACATACTCATACAAGAAGTATGTTTGGAAGGGTAACACAACAGGCAGATACATCTACGGTGACGACGATGATGATTGGGGTTGCTACGGATACTACGGTAAGGGTAACTATTGGCAGAATTGGAAGAGTCAAACAACAGACAAGGTGGTGGAAACAATCAAGGCAGTGAACACTGCTACACAGTCGAAGCAGTCGAGGAAGGAAAAGAAGGCTGACAAGAAGTCGAGTAAGGCATATTACTCGAAGGAAACAGGTCTTTATGACTTCGCTGAAAGCGATTGTCCTCACACTCTTTATGACGATGATAGTTACTGCGACCGTGAACTTTGCAAGAACTTTCATAACTGCTCTTATGTAAAGAAATGCCTGAACGAAGCGTGTGGGAAAGCAACTGAAAGGCTTGACGACATCTTCCGTGAAGTAGACGATGATGTCTATGGTCTTAAAAGTGCAAGAGCCTAAATGAACATGGTATGGACTGTGTTTAACACAGTTCATATTGTGTAAGTGAGGTTGAAATGAATAAATCATTTAAGCGGATAGACAAGCGTGTAGCGTATCGTCTTAACCGACTTGAAAAAGAAAAGGAGAAACAGAAAAGAAAATATCAGGCGAAGATTGAGAAGTCTTTCTTCCCTGATAAAGGAGGTAGTGATGGACATTAACACAGTAACTCTCTCAGGTCACATATTCGATATAAGGGTAAATCCTACAACAGGTCTGTATCCTGTAATTGAAGCAAAATTGTCAGTGAATGTTGGAACTGATAAGGATAACAACATCAATTATGACGAGTTTAACTTACGCAGTTATGGCAAGAAAAATGACAAGATTGCTAAACTCAAGGAAGGACAGTTTGTAACTATCTGTGGGAAACTCAAGGAAGATATTAGAGTTAATACTCTTAACGCAGAAACCGTTAGAAGTAAAACCTATGTTAATATCGAAAATCTGAAAACTCACAACATCGAAAATTAAAGGTGTAACTGTGTCATACACAAAACAGTGTATGACACAGTATTTATACTTGACATAAAATAATTAGTAGTGTATTCTATACACATAGAGTACAATACTAATCAGTTTATAGGGGTTTGTAGAATGACAGAAAATCAGTACACATCACAGTTGTATGCGAAGTTTGAAAAGTGTGTAACACAAATCGAGCAACGCTTCTTCACAGGTAAAGGAAAACACGCTTTTCCTAAAATCGTAATGGCAATCAACAACAGAGTTTCTTCTTGTGTTGTCGCTTTTGTTCAGGCAGATGCTTTATACGACAAAAGCACGGCAGAGAAGATTCAGTATATGGGTATCAACCCGTATTACTTGGACAGGTCTGTCAAAGATGTGTTAAGCACAATCTGTCATGAACTGTGTCACATCTATGAAAATGCTTTCATTCATATCGCAAGGAACGGCTACCACGATAAGCAGTGGGAAAAGTTAATGCTTGATTGTGGTCTGCAACCGAAGTACTTGAATAAATCAAAAACAGCAGTGTCACATACAATCATTGAAGGCGGAGAGTTTGAGAAGTTTGTCAGTGATTTTGTAGAAGAAAATGGTGAGGACTTTTTTTCTCTTTGCTCATACTCACGAATACTCGACTTGAAAGTAAGGAAGGAACTTGGTCTTTCTGAAGGTGAAGGCGATGAACCTAAACCTGACAACGCAGGAAAGACAATCAAAAAATACAACAGGAACAAGGTAAAATATACTTGTCCTTCTTGCTCTGCAAAGGTGTGGGGGAAGACAGGTCTTAATATTGAGTGCTCTGATTGTGAGTGTGCTTTTACGGAAGAACTTTCGGGAGGAGAAAATGCGGAAGATAATTAAAACAAACAGGGGTTACAGATATAAGACATATTGGAAAGAAGTTATTGCAAGCGTCTTGGCAGTATTTTTAATCTCTTTTCTATGCTTTTTAATGTATATTCTATAAGGAGAAAAAGATGTACACAAACACAATTATCAATGGCGAAACTGCAATTAAGCCTTACTACTATATGCGTAATGGTGTGTTACACGCAAGGTATACAGTAGACAGAGCAGTAGAATTGTCTGAAAGTGAAGAGAAAGAACTCAAAGACAAAATCTCACTTGAACCATACAATAAACAGGCAATATTTTCTAAATATTGGAACTTGCTTACGGTCTATGTTAGAAAGACGATTATCCATGACGGGTTACAGGCAGGACTTGAGAAGATGTCTGAAATGACAAAGAAGGTACAAGAAGATGGATTCAAGAATTAAAGCAGTCATATTCAATGAAGAAGAACACACTTACACCTATAACGGTAAGACATTACACGGTGTTACTACTGCCATAGGGAAACTCATGGGTAAAAGTTTCCCTGACACAGACACTGTGCGTCTTGCAACATTGTACGGAAGTGATGTACACAAAGCAGTAGAAAATTACTATAACAACGGAAACAAGAACTTGTCTAGCGAAGGAGCAAAATGGGTGGTAGAGGAATTGACTTCTTTTCTGCCTGAAATTGACAGAGTAATTGAGTGTGAGGTTATGGTAAGTGACTTTATCTCAACAGCAAGCAAGATAGATGTGGTTTTGCATACCAAAGACGGTGCATATCTTTTTGATATTAAGACTACTTCTCATTTTGACAGACCTTATTGCTCTTTGCAGTTATCTATCTACAAGACTCTGTTTGAGAAGAACTACGAAGAGAATGTATTGGGTATGTTTGTGTTAAGCACAAAAAAGAAAAGACTTTTTAAGATTTTGGAACAGGATAAAAAACTTGTAGACAAAATCTTGGAATATAATAAATCCATTTAAGGAGGAAAAATAAATGCTCGTACGAAACAAGTGGAATGGTATGATGTACGAAGTTTTGAGTGTAACAGACAAAAGTGTTACGCTCAAAAGAACACAGGACTATGAAGCAAAGGGAGAAGTCAAAGGCTCTACCTTTGTAATCGACAAGTCGGAGTACTATTTTAGTTATAGTGTAAAGGAGTAACTATGCGAGTCAGTTGGGAAACACACAACCTTGTTTGTAATGTGTCAGGCTATGATTTCATAGATTTTTTCAATGCTAAACTCAAGGAAATCAAAGACAAATCTAAAGATGCAGAAGTTGCAATCAAAGAAGAACTCATTGGTGAAATTGAGTATGAGTTAAACAAAATGAAAAAAGAACTGTACTATGAGTCTGCTGACTTTTTTGCACACAGCGGTTCATTTTCTGAAGAGGAATGAACCATTGACAGATTATACTAAACATAGTATAATATATTTATAAGTTGAAACCATTTATGGAGGTAAATCACAATGGCAAAAACAAAAGGAAAGACAATGAACGAAGTAACTGAAAGAGAAGTAGACTTTGGCGAACTCGAACTTAAAATCGCAAAGCCTTCACTGAACATGGACAAGACAATGGTTGTTACAGGTAACTTTGCAGAACTTGGAACAAACATCAAGGCACTTGTAGACAAGTACAAAGGCACACAATTAACAGAGGATAATGTGTCATACATAAAAACACTTAAAGGACATTTCACTTCTTTACGGACAGGAATTGAAAGAGAAAGAAAGGAATGGAAAAAAGTGTATATCACACCTGCTAGTAAACTCATTGACAGTATGTGTGATGAATTGCAGAAGATTGTAGCCGAAGGAGAAGACGCTTTAGGTTCACAGTTGGACGCTTATGACGAAAAGCGTAAAGAAGAACTGACAATTATCTTGAAGGAGTATGTTGAAGAGTCCGTTGCAAAGCATAACCTTCGTGAAGAATATGCTTCACAGATACAGTTACTTGATAAGTACTACAATAAAACACAGGAAGAAGAGGACAGTGCAGACGACATTGAAAGACAGGCAGTTGAACTTGAAAAGAAACAGAAAGAATATGACAGTGGAGTTTCCCTGATTAAAGCCGAGTGTGAAGATGCAGGCTTCCTTCCTGACACTTATATCCGTGAACTTAACTACAAGAGTGCTATGGAAATCATTCTTGAAGTTAAGGCAGATAAGAAAAAAGCAAAGGAAATGCAGGACAAGATTGACAGTGGGGAGAAGGTTGTAGTCGGCAAGAGTGTTGATGATGAACTTAAGAACGCTCTTGACGCTTCTAACGGTTTTGAAGATGAAGAGGACAAATACAGGGAGCGTATTTTAAGAGTACGCTATCTTGCAAGTCAGGCAAAACTTATGGGTAGATTTTTCAAAGAAAACAACATTCAGTTTGAATTCATTGAAAAATAAAAGAGGGAAAACTTCTAGATTAAGTGCTTTTCTATCTTAAAAAGAATGAAAAACCACCTACCTTTGTGTAGTACGAAACATTTATAAGGAGAAAAATTATGACAAAGAAATTACTTATCGTTCGTTATTTAGGATTTAACCCTGAAGGAGAATTGTGTACAGTAGGGAAATTATATCCTTAATTGGGCAATAGAATGGGTACAGGAGGAATAAATTATGTTATGGATTTTAGTTATCGTATCGTTGGCTATTTTGATTTTAGGTATAATCAATGAAGAAGAGACAACTGAGATAGTTTCTGGTTTAATACTTGTTTGCAGTTTAATTGCACTTCTTAGTTGTCTTATGAAATACAATTTTACAAAAGTAACGGCAGATAAACAGATTACAGTTCTTGAACAGAGAAATAACGAAGTGATTGCTCAGATTGAACCTTTGGTTAAACAGTATCTTGAGTACGAATCAAATACATTCAAGGACTTAAAACCTAGTGCAGACAAGGTTATTGCTATTTCACAGTATCCTAATCTTAAAGGTAATGAGTTTGTACAGACACAGATAAAAATTATCCTTGAAAATCAGAAAAAGATAACTGACTTGAAGTTGGATAAAGTAAGTCTTAATGCCTATAAACTTTGGATTTTTATGGGAGAATAACTATGAAACTGCCTAGCAAAGCAGAAAAAGAAGAACTTGACAAAGCGTGGTACGATTACTGTATAATAAATCGTCTTATTGCTTACGGTGAAGTTCCACCATTGACAGAAGAACAGATAGAAGCATACTGTAAAGAACAACTTAAAAAAGACTGTGAAGAGATAAGGAGGAAAGTAAAATGACTAAGACAAGAGAAGAAGAATTAAAAGAAGTAAAGGAACTTATTAAAAAGCACTATGATAGTGCAGACGGTGGAATGTACTTTACTAGAAATATTGCAGGTGACCCTATGGAAACAATCTATAGTGGTATGTACTTCACTCTTGATATTTGTAACTGTTGGGGATATTACGAACTCTTTGGTTGTACTGATGAAGAAGTAAAAGAAATAAAAGAATATTATAAAGGATTGGAAGAAAATGACAACGATTAAGATACGCAATAAAGAATGGTTTGAAGAGAACTGTTGTTATAGCACAGAATGTCCTTTTAGTACATTTTTTAGTACATCTTTAAGACCTAAAGGCGATATGTGGAAAAGTCTTGATAAAGAAGCATATGTAGTGCATTGGATTGTAGGTGGTGATATGGACACTCTTGCAGGAGAAGAATTAAAAGTAATGAGAACTGATAAAAAAGTATGTGCCTGTATGATGCACAGTTCTAGATACTTTGCAGGTGGTTATTGGATACCTAATTGGGCAA